ACGCGGTATGTACGTCGAAGGCAGCATCGTTATAGAATGTAGCAGTCCAAGGTGCGAATGTACGATCACCCGGAAGCTTAAGCTGACGACCACGGAATGGAACGTTGACCGTTCCGACCTGGGCACCTGGGATTGAAGTCGCTCGACATAGGAACGAAGTCTTTTCGACGTCCCCACCGACGAATCCCGGGAAGTTGACAACGACGCGGAATAAATTACCGCGCGCGCCGCCATCAACCAACTGAGACTTAAAGCTGTTGATATTGAGAGTCATTTAGGTCTCCTTAAGATATAACGGTTTCGAAAGCAACACCAGTACGTGTCGCAACGAAGTTAAGCTGAATGTAGTTAATCGAACGTGCAGGCTGAACATAGATGTCTGCAACAAACTCGTTACGATCTACAACGTCACCAGTGTTGTTGGTTTCATCACAGACAACCGCAAAGTTAGTGATACCTTGCAGACCCTGTATGGTACGTAGGAAAGGCTCAACGATGCTTGTGAACTGAGCTCTTGTGAACTCGTTGTTGAACTCAAACAAGGTGTCACGAGCTGCAATGCGAATGCTCTTCTCAAGAAGGATAAAGAGACGACGTACGTTGATACGATCGAAAGCAGATGGGCGACCGGTGTGAGTCTTGTCACCAAACAGAACCGTACCTTCACCTGGGAAAGAAACGATTGGGTTAATGCCGGCTTTGTACAATGTGTCACGATCAGCTTCGACAGGGTTGTAAGCAAGCTTGACAACGTTACGTACTTGACCACGACGGAAGCCAGCAGGTGAGAAGAACGATCCACGTGTACGGTCAGTTTCAGCCATAAGACCTGCAACCGAACCAGATGCTGGGATGTTAATCAGAGCGTCGTTGAAACGGTCAAAGACAGTCAGACGACCTGAGTCACAGATTGCATATGTGGAAGAGGTGACCTGATCCATGAATGCTTTAATCTCTGCTGCAGTATCGTCAGTACGCTCAGGTGAGATAGTACATACACAATCCTTACGGCCTTCGACTGTCGCAATAATGTCATTAGCAATCGTTACACCAGAACCGACTGGGAAGTCAGGGCCAATGAGGATAGAGACGTCAGACTGAGCTGGATCGTCAAACAGTGCAAAACCAGTTGCATACTCTGCAGAGTCAATTGCACCAGAGTCTGCACCCGCAGTCAACGCTGTTGAAACAACACCGCTCGCAGGAGTGACTTCGTAGTTAAGTGCAGAAGTAGCCGGCGAACCAGCGTTAGCAAAGTTAGTAGAGTCTGTCGCACCAAACCAGATATACGAACTGTTTTCATTGATGACAGTTTTATAGTAGTTAGCAGCACCGAACGCGTCTTTACTGTCGGATGCTTGTGAAAGATACGGGAAGACTTCCAGGACAGAACCAGGGGTTCCGCTGATGAGACCATCTTCGTCGATTACGATGACGTGGATTTCGTCGTTAGATGAACCACGTGTAGATGCATAATCTGACGTTGCTGGAGGACCATCAAAACGTCCGTTGTATGTCCATGCATCAAAGTTAGTTTGTGTTGTTCCAGTGTCGGTTTTAAAACCGAAGACTTCAACCTTCAGAGAGTTACCGAGAGCGCCAGGGTATTTAGCAACCCAGTGGCCTTCGGTTCCAAGTGTGAATGTCTGTGCGTCATAGTTGGTACGGTTCTTAACAACACAGTCATCATCGCCACCGGCGTTTGCATTGTTACCGTCACCGTCGATGACACGAATAACTTCAGCATTGTTGCTGTAGCTTAAGAACTGTGCAAGGACGTGGAAGTCGATTGTTGTAGCGGCAGTAGGTGTTCCGAACTTATTGAGAACGTCATTCTCAGAAGATACAGTTGTAATTTCTTCAACTGGACCCCAACGGAAGTTACCAACAAAACCACCAATAGAGGTGGAGACAGCTGGCGCGCGAGTCGTAAGATCGATCTCGGCAACACTGACCCCAGGAGATACTCGATTCAAGGGCATTTAGCTTTTCCTTATTTTAGCTTTATATGATATGGCAATATAACGATGAGTCATAATAAGAATTTCACGTTGCAACGAATTGTAATAAAGTATTTATACGTTGTACAATTCCTATGACTCTTCGATAATTATACCGAATACATCGTCCCGTTTGAATTGGACTGCAAAATCACCATAGTCGTCTTCTTGTGCCTGGAATACGACGTCACGATCTAGGTCTCCATCTTGAATAGAACCAAGGAAGGGAACCGAGTCCGCAATCAGGCGATCTTTTTCTTGTAACATCATATCGCGAAGGTTTTCATCAGCCACATAACCAAACATATTAGTTGTCGCGAAGAACCCAAACATGACAAGAGTCATGACCAAGTCATCGTGGTTACCAGGCGAGGCTTCGTAAGATGTCTTACGAGCTTCGAACGTACCTAGTTCACGAATGGTCTCAGCGTCTTGGAGCTCAAGCTTACCCTCTTCGATAAGATCCTTGAGATTCGAACAACCAATTCTTTTTGTCTTACGAGTCTGTTCAAGGCCAAACGTAGTACCATTGGCAACCTTACCAACATACATATTTTCATACTCAAACTCGTAACGTAATGCTCTCCATACCATAGATCCCTGGTCATTTGATTCGACCACAAGATAAGCATTGTTGTAATAAACAGCCATCTTGTAAACGAAGTCAGGGTATATAAGTGGCGAGACCATGTTATTTCTAAAGACCGCAACCTGCTTAAATGGTACCTCGGTAACATCAATAACCGAGAATGCAGAGTAGTCTTGTCCACGACCTTTAGCAGTATCAATTGTCATCACGTATTGATGACCTTCAATAGGACGCGAGTATATGTGTGTATCACCTTTGATCTCAACGGGGTTGATCGCCCGGAGTGCCAAGAGTGCAGCGGGAGCAATAAGTGTTTTACCAGTACCCCGACCAAACGAGTTACCGAATTCCTGTTCGAACTGTTCCTGTGAGGTGTTCGAGATTGTTTGTTCTTTCCACTTCTCATCACGGCCAGGAACGTCCCACCAATCAACGCGACATGCCTTAAATTCGTTGGTACCTTGTACAGCACCTTCGTATATTTTGTGGAACATATTGCCAATGCCATTGGCGGTCGATGTGATAATAACACGTGAGGTCTTACCTGACGAAACAACTGGATATGTTGAAGTGTAGAACTCAGTATCATTATCGACAAACGCAAACTCATCGAGATATAGAAGACTGACAGACTTACCACGAATAGAAGACGACGACGTTGCGTGAGCTTCCATACGAGTATTGTTTGAGAACTCGATACTACCTTTGTTCAATGCTTTACAGCCAGGCTGCAGGAAGAATGGTAGGTTCTCAAGCATCAAGGTAATACGAGATAACATCTCCTTCGCGGTTGCGGCCTTGTTGGCAAGGATTGCCACGAACTTTTCAGAATGAAAGAGCGAGTACCATAGCAGATATGCACAGGTCGAGATAGACTTACCCGACTGCCGACACGCAAGGACAACCGAGAATCGATTCTCGTTAAACGATTTGAACAACTCTTTCTGATACGGATATGGCTTGAATGGCACAAGACCGTGATCGATATGGATAACCTTAATGTACTTCTCGGCAAAGTACTCAGGATCTGCCTTACACTTTAGGTACTCTTCAAGTTCAGCTTGCGTAAACGAGTGTTCAACCCCATCACGTTTGATGTTGGGATTTCCGAGATAGGCGTCTTTTATCTGGCGATTATGATGGGTCTTCTGTGTCATCGTTATCTTCGTACTCGGCATCTATGATATCAGCTTTGACATTATCAATAGCAGATAACAACTCACGCGTTGTACCTTGGAATGCAATCTGCGCGGAAGGATCTTCCTCACTGAGAACCTGTCTTCCTGGCTGATGTTCAGTCGTCTTACCATCCTGTTGAATGACCTGAACTTTACGTTGTAGATCAACTAACTTACTGTTGATGTCGGCGGTATGTTTGATACCATTAAACAAGACTTCAAACGCCCGAGGATGTTCAGAATCCTTCGAGAGTTGCTGTAGGTCTTGGATCGCATCAATGGATACCTGAATTAGCTCATGATATGTATCACGCGAGAAAGTGTAATCCTTCTCGAGATCATCCGCCTCATTAATCTCGGCGATCATCTTCTTAGCAGTTTCTTTGTTATCCACGTCGGAACTCTTTAAATGACTTACGCTCGGTCTTTGGCTTACTTAGTTCTTGGTACTTACGAAATGTTTGATACGTCGAAGGAGGGATGAGACCGAGTTTATCACCCGTCACTTTCTTTAACAACATATGTGCAACAAGAACCGTTGCCGGTCCAGTGCCTGGTATTGGAACTGCCGCAAAAGCTCCAAGACCTATCATACGAAGAACATCAGTCGACAACTTAGCCATAGACTTACTAGCCTTTGCTAATGTCTCAGGACTAGGGTTTGTCACCGCAGCTTCAATGTTTTTGAACTCACTATTATACGTATCACTAAACGCTTTAGACATTTTCTCAAGAGACGCTGCTCTATCAGCCTTCTTAAGAGTCAGTGTCTGAGCAAAGAACTTAATTATGCCATCCATAAGGTTAGAGTTATCAGGACCAATAATTTTCCTGAGGCTATCAATAAACCCTTCGTCTAGCATTTCTTCGTTCATTACTCGAATCCGTAATTATAGGTGATATCAATCGTATGTGTATCAGTTGGTACCGTTGCACTCTGTGGATTGACAGACTGAGTAATCGTAAGGTCATTAGTATCCTTAGTTGCATCAGTCGTAAAGTTAACAATAGAGTTAAGAATAACCGACGCGTCAGTGTCTACCCGTGCAAAGATATTTATACGAGCATCAAACATGATAGTATAGATGATCTTACGGTTATTAGTAAAGTCGTTTGCATATGTGTCTTCCTTGGTAACCGAGACCAACCGGAAGATAACCTCGTCAGTAAACGTCTCACCATCAATTGGATAATACGTACGGCGGATCGAAGGTTTAAAGTATGGTATGATCTGCTCAACGATCTGCAGAGCCTCATCTTGGTTTTTCGAATATACGTTCAGCTCAAACGGTATAATATACGGAGCTGGTGCATATATCTTTGTCGGGCTACCGTTCGAGTCAGTAACACGACATACATTATTTTTTGGCAGCTGTCGCAGTGCATCATAGGTCAAAGTACCCGTAATCTCAAAGGACATACGAGGTAGCGATATGGCTACGCGATCATCAGTCAGGTCTGGGTTTTCTTCAAGCCTTGCAAGGAATGACTCACGTGGTGCGTACGCCAGCGGTACCCGCTTTTGGTTTGTCAAGTTACCTGACGTATCCTGACGAGCCGTTGAAATGTTATTAAACATGTCACCGAACAGTGCCACTAGCTTTCGAATATGTGAGTTGTAACTATACTGACCGTACATTAAAAGTCTCCGAACGGATTCGATGCATCAAACGCCGTAATGTCATCTGCTATAGATTCAATATCGTTATTGTCAGAGTAGCGATCTTCAAGAGCAGCCACCTCAGTAACATTCGAGGCAGTTGAGCTTGTTGCACCTACAAGATCAGAACCTGCCGAGAAGATGATAAAGCTAGATGTATCATTCGATACATTCGATACAGTAATCTCATTACCTGAGATCGACTGGATCTCACCGGTGACCGTCGTAGTTCCAACAGTCTGAGTCACAGTCTCACCGTCAGCGTAACCAGCAGCGTCAGCTACAGTAACGACATACGTCGATGCATATTCTTTCTCATCGACCCCGATAGCCTCAAGGTCCATCTCTTCACCACTATACTCGAACGGACTGATATTTAGTTTATATACAGGTAGGTTGTTCAACTGATAGAATGGTTTCTCGTGTTCAACGAACGTGATCTCAAACAAAGCTTTGGCAGAGTCAAAGTATACAAGGTCACCTTCTCTTGGTCGAGTCAATGACTCACCGCCATCTGTTACGACCTCTTGAAGCCATCTTGACTTGGATACGACGACTGTTGCTTCATCGCGGATCTCAACACCAAACTTCTGGAACAGGTCAGATCCATCACCGAAGCTTTCATTCTCGATATACATTTCGATTTCATATGCGTCATCGAAACGTGCAAGCTGGTCTTCACCAAAGAGCTTGTCGTGGTTCAACACTTCTCGTGGAATGTAATGAAAGGTTTGGCCGTATATCTTCAACGCCTCAATGATAAGATCCTCATAAAGGCTCTTCTGAGTCGTAACGCCACCGCTTTCTGTAAAGTAAGGATTTATTGCCATATCACTTACCCAATAAAGAAGTCAACAGGAGGTTCGTATCTGTTCTTCACTTCTTGTTCCAATTCAGCCTGACGCTCTTTACCCTCGTTGAATATACTCGAGCCATCCATGGTAACACCGCCGATGAGAGAGACACCATTAAACTTCATGAGGTTCATACCCCACTGCTTTTGGATCAAGGCTGCAGCATACGCTTTTAACCAACGGTCATTCCAGGCCTTTGTTGCTGTATCAGGATCAACGAAACGATAGCCACGTGTTATTAAGTGATCACCAACTTTTACGTCTTTATCCCAGTCGATTTGAAGCGATACCTTGTTTTCATACAGTGAGTATTGGAAGTGATCAACGCCTTGAAAGACGTCATCAAGAAATCCAAGGTACTGTTTAGCTTGAACGTATGTCGTAACACCACCAGAGAATGACAGGTCGAACAGGTCGTTCAAGTGCATTTGGTATTCAATGTTAAACATCCCACTGTCAAAACCAGAACGGTTATTGATAGGAAGGACTTTCGTGATATAAGCAACCTCATTACCAACCGTAATATACTGGTTGTCAATGTCAGTTTGAGTCAATTGAGTCTTAAAGTAACTTTCGACGACAGCGTCACCGTGGAACTCTTGCCAGTACTGAATGGCATCGTCGATACGGTCTTCAACCTGAGCATCGGATACGTTAATTTCCAACACATCCTTACCGAGGAAGCGTAGAACGAATTCTTTAAAGTCAGTACGGTTTGATGGAGTCGCCATGTGTTATCCTTTATGACTATTTATATAACTTTCTCAACCTGCAGTCTAAACGTAACCGAGGCGCTTTTTAATGTGGTTGAACCACCATCATCTGAAAGTTCAAGTAACATAGTACATGAGTCATCGTAATTAGACCCGACAGTATTTTTAAAGATACCATACGTAGTTGAACTGGTCAGAGCCCGCCAACCAAAAGGTAAATCAATAGACGCACTCGCGGGTGAATCTGTAACCGTACCCCTGACGTGATAGTTTCCGGCGTTTTCTACCGGTAAGACCCAGTTATATACATTACTACTATTCGAGTTCGCAGTTCTGAGATAGTCAACTGTACCATCAGATTGTAACCGAATCGTAGATTTTACATCGGCTGTATTATCAGTGATTCCATCATCAGTAGCGAGTGCATCATCAGTAATAGTAGCACT